CGGGAGATAGTGCAAGAATGGAATTTCAGAGGTGGATGAAAGAAAAATAAAAGTTTGTTCGTTTTGTTCACATTGTTCGTTTTAAATAATATATAGTATAACATGGAGTCAGAAGAAAGACTTCAAAATCTTTCCAAACACTCGAAGCACCGCCGGACTTCTCCCCTTTCTTGTCTGGCGGTGTTTCTATGCCGTGGTCAGTTGGGACAAGCAGGTTCGATCCCTGCACACGGTTTAGTAGCATATCACGGTAAATATTAAAAATCCGGAATGCCGTGGAAGTGCTACGGAGTGATATCACAAAACGCAGATATCCGCAGATCTGCCAGAACAACAAACAAAAATAGATTCAGCAATCTATATTTAGTGTAATCAGCGTACCCGAGTGCGGATAGGGTAAAGGATGTCAATAAAGGGCATCCTATGGGTGTATAGCTCAGTTGGTAGAGCAATCGGCTGTTAACCGATGTGTCGTAGGTTCGAGTCCTGCTATACCCGTTGTGGACTACTGCAAGGTTCCTCCTTTACTTATATATTTTCGATTGTGTTTTTTGTAGTCGTATTCAAGCGTATTAGCAGTAGTCATAAATTCTTGGCATCCAGAGATGGGTGCTTTTATTATGTTTTAAAGGTGGTGAGTCCTATGACAGAAAAACAGAAAATATTTGCAGATGAGTACTTGATTGATCTAAATGCCACACGGGCTTACCGCGCGGCGTATCCGAATTGCAAAAAAGATAGTTCGGCAGATGCAGCAGCGAGAAAATTACTCGGAAATACTCGGATTCAAACATATATCACAGAACGAATGGAAGAACGGCAGAAACGAACGGAGATCACCCAGGACATGGTGCTACAGGAACTAGCTGCGATTGCTTTTTCCAAGGCTTCTGACTACGCGAAAGTAGTTGAGAAACAGGCTACAGCAGAAGTAGATGGAAATATTATTCCACTCGTAGGAGAGGACGGAGAACCGATTCTGTATCGGACCGTAGAATTGGAACTTACAGATAACCTTACGGAGGAACAGCAGCGAGCCCTCGGAACGATTAAAAAGGGGCGCGATGGATTGGAACAGAAGCCCTGCGACAAGGTAAAGGCGCTTGAGCTTCTCGGCAGACATTTAGGTATGTGGAATGACAAGCTGGATGTAGCAGGAGATATGGACATGAAGATTGTAGTAGACTATGGTGATGAGGATGAAGGAAGTTAATGTTGGATTTAACAGAAATTTCAAAGAGTTTAATGAGTGCAAGAAACGATATCGACTGGCAAAAGGCTCTGCCGGATCCGGAAAGTCGGTAAACATTGCGCAGAATTTTATCATCAAACTTGGTGATCCAAAGTATAAAGGTGCAAATCTCTTGTGTGTCCGAAAAGTAGACACAACAAACAAGGATAGTACCTATGCAGAGTTGAAGAGTGCAATATATAAAATATACGGGGATAAAGCGGGATTATTCTGGCAGATCAGAAGCAATCCAATGGAGCTGATCTCTAAAGTAACTGGAAATAAAGTGATTTTTCGAGGAATGAAAGACGATGGACAGCGAGAAAAAGTAAAGTCCATCACATTTGATGTCGGAAAATTAACATGGATATGGATTGAAGAAGCAACGGAGCTATATGAAGCGGATGTCGATATTCTCGATGACCGACTCAGAGGCGACTTGTCATTCAATCCATTTTTGTATTATCAGATCACGTTCAGCTTCAATCCGGTGTCAGCAACGCACTGGTTAAAAGCAAAATATTTCGACATAAAAAGTGATGATGTATACACGCACCAGTCTACATACCTGCAGAACCGGTTCATAGATGAAGCATATCACCGGCGCATGATGATGCGTAAAGAGCGGGATCCGGATGGGTATCGGATTTATGGACTCGGCGAATGGGGAGAGACCGGAGGGCTTATCCTTACAAATTATGTGGTTGAGGAATTCGATACATCCCCAGAAAGATTCGATTACATGGTAAATTCACAGGATTTTGGATTCAACCATGCGAACTGTATCGGGGAGATTGGATTCAAGGATGGAGATATCTACTTATGCCGGGAATTGTATGTATTTGAAAAAGATACATCAGAGATCATACAGCTGGCTGAGGGAAAATTCCAGAAGCGAATTACCATGTATTGTGATTCTGCTGAGCCAGACAGGATTAAGATGTGGCAGAAAGCAGGATACAGAGCATGTCCGGTCAAGAAAGAGCCGAACAGTGTAAAAGCGCAGATTGATTACTTAAAGCAGCATACAATCCATATACATCCGTCTTGCGTAAATACGATTAAGGAGATCCAGCAATGGAAATGGCGAAAAGATGAGAAGACGAACACCTTCACAGATGAGCCAGTGAATTTCTTTGATGATGCAATGGCAATGCTCAGATATTCTATTGAGCAGGAGAGAAAAGGCAAAGTGAAGTTAAAGACCTTTAGAGGAGGAATATAAAATGAATGGGAAAAGACCATACAAACTGCCGGAACCGCTTTTATGTTCCGCCGACAAAGAAATCAATATGACATTAGTAGATGAGTATATTCGCAAGCATGAAGAACGAATGCCAAGGTACAGATACCTTGAGAATCTATACAAAGGATTCCATGATGTATTCCGTCTTCCGGAAAAGGAATCATGGAAGCCGGATAACCGACTGGCAGTGAATTTCCCAAGGTATATCACAGAGACCTTTTTGGGATATGCTTATGGGATTCCTGTTAAAAAATCACATCCGGACGAAAAAATAAAAGATGCGATCCTTGAATTTGACCGGGATAATGATATCTCAGATCAGGAATATGAGCTGGCGAAGAAGTGCTGCATTTACGGACATGCATTCGAATATTTTTACCAGGACGAAGAAGCAAAGACAAAGACAGTAGTCTGCAATCCAAAAGAACTGTTTGTTGTCTACGATGATACCGTAAAGAGCCGCGCTCTATTTGCAGTGAGATATGGAAAAAAGGACGATAATGTTACAAGGTATGGTGAGATACTTACAAGGACAGAAATAATCCCATTTGATGGAGAAAAGATGCAGGAGAGTATACCGAATCCTTACGGGCGTATTAATTGTGTTGAATACTTGCTGAACGATGAGAGAATCGGTCTGTATGAGGAAGTTGCCGGTATGGTAGAAACATACAACCGAGTGATTGGAGAAAAGGCGAACGATGTAGATTCTTTCGCAGAAGCATATCTTGCAGTGCTGGGCGCCGAACTGGACGAGGAAGGCGTTTATAAAATTCGCGACAACCGGATTATAAACCTTTATGGTACAGATAACGCAAAAGATATTATCGTGCAGTTTCTTGGCAAACCTACGGCAGACGGAACACAGGAAAATCTTTTGAATCGGCTTGAGGATTTGATTTATCAGACAAGTATGGTAGCGAACATCAGTGATGAATCTTTTGGAAATGCTTCCGGAACTTCTCTCGCATACAAATTACAGTCCATGAGCAATCTTGCACTAACATTTGACCGTAAAGTTGAAAAGTCCATGAGGAAACGATATAAGCTGTTTTGCTCCCTTGCAACGAATGTGTCAGATCGGGACGCATGGAAAGATATTGATTTTACAATGAGTAGGAATATCCCAAAGAATCTCTTGGAGGAAGCGCAGACAGCACAGGCGCTTGAAAGCATCGTGTCCAAGGAAACGCAGCTGCAGGTCCTCTCGATCGTTAAGGATGTTTCAGAAGAGATTGATCGGATGGAGAAAGAGGAAGAAAAGAAGCAGGAAACAATCGTAGAGAAGCGGATGTTCGGAGGTGCGGCAGATGAGCAGCAGGACGTACTGGAAGAATAGGGAAGAAGAGCAGCGGAAGAAGAATATTAGGGATGAAGCTGAATACGCGAAAGAGATTGAGAAGATCTATGCGAACATGATGGATGAGATTCAAAAAGAAATAAATGGATTCTATACAAAATATGCAAAAGCAGAGGGAATCACAATTGCAGAAGCGAAGAAGCGGGTATCCAAAATGGACATTGATGCGTACAGCCGGAAGGCGGAGCAGTATGTAAAGGATAAGGATTTTTCGAAGGAAGCCAATGAAGAGATGCGACTCTATAACGCAGCTATGAAGATTAACCGGCTTGAAATGCTGAAAGCAAATATCGGAATGCATCTTGTTGGTGGATTTGATGAGCTTCAGAAGTATTTTGAGCAGATCCTGACGGAGAAAACGCTGGAAGAATTTGAACGGCAGGCAGGTATATTGGGAAAATCCATTCAAAACAATGCGAAGATGGCACATTCGATTGTGAATGCTTCTTTCCACAATGCGAAATACTCAGACCGTATTTGGATGTACCAGGACATGATGAAAGCAGAACTGTCGAAGCTCTTACAAACAGGTCTGATACAAGGCAAGAATCCAAGAATACTTGCAAGGCACCTTACTAAACTGTTTGGAGTAAGCAGGAAAAATGCGGAGCGACTGATGATAACGGAACTGTCAAGGGTGCAGGCAGAAGCGCAGAAACAGTCTTATATCCGCAATGGATTTGATGAGTATGAGTTTATCGCAGAACCTACCGCCTGTCCGATCTGTAGATCGTTGGACGGAAAACATTTTAAAGTATCAAAAATGATGCCTGGAGAAAATGCGCATCCAATGCATCCTAATTGTCATTGCAGTACAGCAGCATATATGGATGATAAAGAGTATCGAGAATGGCTGGATGGGTATTCTAAACATGGGATGAACTTTGAAACTTGGAAGAAGAGGGTTGAAAAGAAAACGGATTCTGGTATAATAAAGGCAGATAGAACAGTCAGCGGACATTCTGGTCCTCCTAAAATGGCAGAGGCGGGAATGGTAATAGATCACATTGGAAAAGATGGAAAAGTAGATGTAAGAGCTTTTTACGGGGAGTCAAAATTAAAATCTAAAGATATCCATACAACTGCGCATGGGAATCCCAAGCAGCATCCTTATGGAGAACATGGGGAACACGTACATGATTATACATGGGGAGATGATGGAAGATTGAAGAATAAGACAACTCGCGAATTAAGTGAAGAGGAAAGAAAGGAAAATGGCGATATATTATGAATAAAGATGAAGTAAGACAAATTTTATCCGAGTGTTGCAATGATATTTCTTTCGCTTACAGAGGATTGGCATCGGGAGTGACAGTTGAAGTCAGAGATTACATTCCAACGTATCAAGCGTGGCATGGTAATGATACGAAAGAGTATGATAATGTAGATGAGGTTATGAATGATAAATTTTATAGCGGAAAATCATTAAACGATCTAGTAAAAGAAGTAGAAATTGATGCAATGTAATACCATCGGTCGAGCGGGCTGGTGGTATTTTTGTACTCATTTTGGAGGTGATGCGATTTGATTGAGGTAAGAATTCGACCAGAGCGAATCGAAATCTCTGGACACGCCGGGTACGCAGAACCTGGAAAAGACATTGTTTGTGCTGGCGTTACGGCGCTTACGCAGACGCTGATCCAGTCGATTGATGACTTAACGGATGATGAAATAGAATACAGAATATCTCCCGGAAAGGCTGAGATAGAATACAGGAATCTGTCAGAGAAATCAAAAACTCTGGTGGATTCCTTTTTCGTTGGCATTCGCTTGATTGCCGATGAGTTTCCGGATTATGTAGCAATTATGTAATTCACGCCCAAGTCTTGAAGGCGTAAAAAGCTAGGGGAAAGGACCATGAAGAATGTCATTAAACTTTTAGGAGGTAAAGAAAATGAAGAGCAGGATGTTTAGAATGCTGCAGTTATTTGCAGAAGAAACCGTAGATCACACAGCAGAACCTGATGCGGTGAAAGATAGTGTTAATCCGGAAAACACATCTGATGATAGCGGGGAAGAAAAAAAGTACACAGACAATGATGTGGATGCGATTGTAAACAAAAGATTCGCAAAATGGAAAACTGAGCAGGAACAGGCGGTAAAGAGAGCTAAGGAAGAGGCAGAAAAGCTGGCAAAAATGAATGCTGAGCAGAAACAGAATTACGAGATCGAGAAGTTGCAAAAAGAGAATGAAAAACTGAAGCAGGAGGCTGCAAAGGTTGAGCTTAGCAGAAGCGCCACAGGCATTCTTGCAGAAAAAGGAATTGAAGCAACGCAGGATGTTCTTGATTTTGTTGTAGGGAATGATGCTGATGATACGAATGCAAAAATTGATAAGCTTGTAAAAATCGTGGAATCCCAGCTTAAGAAAGCCGAGATTGCCAGAGCAACCGGAACCACACCAAAAACCATGACGAACTCAGGAAGCCAGTTGTCTGAATTTGAAAAGAGACTTGCAAAGTATAAATAAAGGAGAATGTGAAGATGAAGAACAGAGAATTTATGATGTTGCAGTTATTTGCGGCAGGAGACAATAATGATATGCCGGTAAGAAGCTACCAGCTTGAGTTTAAAAGTCTTTTGCAGGCAGTATTTAAAAAGATGTCCTATTTCGCGGATTTTTTCGGCGGCGAAATTGAGGTACTGGATGGAGTCAGAGAAAACGAAACAGCCTTTTATGTAAAAACATCAGACATTCCGGTTGTGGTTGGAACTGGGTACGATAAAACAGCTACGAAAGCGTTTGGAACGGGAACAGGGAACTCTAGCCGTTTCGGGGAGAGAAAAGAGATTATCTACGCGAACACGCCGGTTAATTACTCTTGGGGATGGAATTACCACGAGGGAATTGACCGACACACCGTAAATAATGATTTTGACGTTGCGGTAGCAGATCGCTTGGAACTGCAGGCGAGGGCTAAGACAAAGCAGTTTAACAAGCAGCACGGAAAATTTATTTCCACATCTGCAGGAAAAACTTTAAGTGCTACTGATTATACGGCAGACAATGTATTAAAGCTGTTTAATGAGCTGTCTAAGTATTTTAATAACATCGAAGCAGTTGGAACGAAAAAAATTAAGGTTTGTTCCGATCTGTACAATGCCGTTGTGGATCATCCTCTGAATACGACTGCTAAAAACTCTACTGTAAACATTGATGGCAATGAGGTTGTGAAGTTCAAGGGATTCCTTGTAGAGGAGATTCCGGATGAGCTCTTCCAGTCCAAAGAATGTGCCTATGCATATATTGCCGGAGTTGCAAAAGCATTTACTGGAATTAACACAGCGAGAACGATCGAATCCGAGGATTTTGACGGTGTAGCTTTGCAGGGAGCTGGTAAGGCTGGAGAATTTATTCTGAATGACAACAAGAAAGCTGTAGTTAAAGTGTCGGTGGGGTAGTACCCACTGACAATACCGCCTTGATTGGCAGTGGGAAGATCGGAAAGGCAAAAGTAGGAAAAGAGAAATAATATAACGGAGGTAGTAGATATGGCATATACACCAACAACATGGAGTGATGGAGACGTTATTACAGCGGAGAAACTGAATAAGTTAGAGCAGGGCGTGAAGAACGAGCAGGTTGGACCGGCAGGGCCAGCAGGACCAGTAGGACCAAAAGGCGATCCGGGTGCGCAGGGACCTGCTGGAACAAGTTACACTCTTCCAGCAGCAAACAAGACAACGCTTGGTGGCGTAAAACAGATGGCTTTGATTGCAGATTTGTCCACAGAAACAGGGGCTGATTTAAAAAATAAAATCAATGCAATTCTTGCTGAAATGAAAAAACAGGGTATCATGGCGAATTCGTAAGGAGTTGAAATTGAATGCTGGATGATTTAAAAAAACTTCTTGGAATCGAGGATGATTCTCTTGATCAGAAACTGGAGTTGATACTCAGATCTGTGCAGGGGCGACTAAAGCTCCTGCTCGGAGGAATTGAAGTACCGCAAGAAATGAATCACATTGTCGTGGAAGTGGCAGTGATCCGGTTCAATCGGTTGGGTTCCGAGGGTATGTCATCACACAATGTTGAGGGAGAGAATATGTCCTACAATGACAATGATTTTGATGGATTTATGAATGAGATACAGGCTTTTCTTGACTCACAAAAAGAATCAAAACGAGGAAGGGTGAGATTTATTTGAGATGCGATACAGAAGTTTTCTTTCAGTCGATCGTACCTGGGGAGTATGACGAAGCTACCGGGGATTATAGAGATGATACAGTATCAGAAGAGAAAAGACACGCCAGTGTGACAGATACCGGCACAGAGACAATGAACCTTGTATATGGATCCATAAATCAGGGAAGCAAGACGGTGCGGCTACAGACGCATTACAAAAAGTCGTTTGATTGTATCCGGATAGGCAACGCCTTATACAGAGTGGATTTTGAACGAAAACTGCGAACAAAGCACGTGTTTGTAGTATCGGAGGTGCAAAGTGGCAGAAATTAAATTTGAGGGAATCGCAAAGCTGAATAAAGGCTTAAGAAAGCGAATGGATATGAGTGCGGTCAAGAGCACCGTAAAATTGAACGGCTCTGAGATGGAATCAAGGGCGAAAAGAAACGCAGTATTCAAAGGGCATTACGCATGGGAAGAAGGAAAAGGCATGGTATTCAAAAAGCCGACAGGGAATTTGAAACGGAGTATAGATTTAGAAATATCTCCGAATGGACTGAAGGCTACTGTGGAACCGAAGGCAGAGTATGCTGCTTATGTAGAATTAGGCACTCGTAAGATGGAAGCCCAACCCTATTTAAAACCCGCATTTGAGGAGCAAAAGAAACAATTTGAAAAAGATTTGCAGAAACTTGTGAGGTGAGATATGGATCCACAGCAAGAATTATTTACGGAATTACTTACAGAGATCAAAAAATCAGGATATGACGTATATGATGGCTTCTTACCGCCGGATGGTACGCCGTATCCTTTTATTTATCTTGCAGATAGCCAACAGTCAGATGATGCCAATAAAACGGCTGTGTTTGGCAATGTGTATCAGACAATTCATGTCTGGCACAACAATCCAAGACAGAGGGGAACGGTGTCAAAAATGCTGCTGGCGATCAAAAGCGTATGCAGAAGACTGGATCATACCGAAAATTTTGCATGGAATGTCCGGAATGTAAATCAAAGAATTTTACCGGACACAACAACAAAGCAGCCTCTTTTACACGGGTTGTTGGAAATAGAATTTAGTTTTAGTTAGAGAGGAGAAAAAGCATGTTTGAGACAGGATTACAGTTATTTGCAGAGGCGGTATCTGGCAAGAAAATTGTATATTTGTACCGCCTTGCAGAAAAAGCGAAACAGGAAGCAGCAAAGAATCTTGCGTTCACAACGGAGAATGGAAGAACTAAGAGTAAGGATGCAGATTCTACTGCAACGAAAGACGGTACAATCCGTACACCAGGAGCTGCGGAGACAGAAATTACAGCCACTGCGGTTTTGGCAAAAGGCGATAAATTGATCGCGGAACTTGAGGATGCTATGGATTCCGATAAACTTCTTGAAATTTGGGAAGTAAACCTTGAAGAAGCAGCGGGAGCGGGTACGAATAAATTTAAGGGAATGTATTTCCAAGGATATCTCACAGAAGTTGAGGTCACGTCTTCTGCAGATGAGAATGTGGAAGTATCCCTTACTTTTGGCATCAACGGATCAGGTAAACGCGGAGATGTAACCGTGACAACGCAGCAGCAGGAAATCGCGAATTACGTGTTTAAGGACAGCGTGAAAGAGGGGTAATAATGCCCTCTGACGATGTAGCCTTAATCGGCAGAGGTAAAGTAGGAAAGGCAAAAGTAGGAAAAGAATAGATCATGTACATAGAGGGCGGCAAGACCGCTCTCTTTTTAATGGAGGAATAAAAAATGATGGAATTAACAATTAACGGACAGGTGTACCAGTTTAACTTTGGAATGGGATTTTTGAGAGAGATAAACAAGCAGACAAATGTGCCGATAGATGGAGCACCTGGTGTTAAAAAAGATGTGGGGTTCCGGTACGCGCTTATGAATTTGATGGATGGAGATCCAGAAGCTCTTGTGAATATTCTTGATGTTGCGAATAAAGGGCAGAACCCAAGAGCAACAAGAGATCTGCTCGATGGTTATATCGATGACGAGAATACAGATATCGATGAGCTTACAGATATAGTAATGGGTTTCTTAAAGAGTGCGAATGCTACGAAGAGGACAACGAAAGAACTTCTGGATGCTGTGGAGAAAGAGAAACAGAGAGTAGAAGAGGAAGAAGCACGGAAAAGAGAGCTGATGGCGTAGGGTTTGAAGAATACTACAAAGAAGCAGCTTTGAATTGTTTTCGGTATCAGGGTTTCAAGAGCTTTGAAGAAGTGGATAGGTTGACAATTCCAGAATACACCCTGCTCATGGAGGCTGTGCAGCTAAGAGAAGTAGATAAGGACTATCGAAATCATCTGCAAGCATTCCTGAATTTTGCTGTGAAAGCAGAGAAAAAGGTCGGAAAGAATAAGACTAAACCAGTGTATCAGAGATTCAGAAAATTCTTTGATTACGAAAAAGAAGTAGATCGTGTGAGGAACCGAAAGCAAAAAAATGAAAGATTGGACATAATCGGCAGAATGATGAAAGGAGAGTGATGGCATGGCAGAAAGTTTTTCCGTGAAGGCAATATTGTCTGTACAGGATAAGGGATTTACGTCTGCTTTCAAATCCGCAATGGGTGCCGTAAGCAATTTAAAAAGCGCGCTCACGAGTGGAATCGGATTTGGAATCATGGCCGGAATTGGACAAAAGGCATTTGGTGCTGTCACATCCAGTATTGGCGGTATGGTGTCGGAATTAAATTCTTCCAGTGCTGCATGGAAAACATTTAACGGAAACATGTCGATGGTTGGCAAAGGCGCTGACGAGATTGTATCTGTAAAAAAGGAATTGCAAGAGTTTGCAGAAGATACAATTTACAGCGCATCTGATATGGCGAGTACTTATGCGCAGTTGAGTGCAGTAGGTATTAAAAGCACGAACAAGCTTGTAAAGGGATTCGGAGGGCTTGCGGCGGCAGCTGAGAATCCAAAACAGGCAATGAAAACTTTAAGCCAGCAAGCTACACAGATGGCAGCGAAACCAACAGTTGCTTGGGCAGACTTTAAACTTATGATCGAACAGACTCCGGCTGGTATATCGGCAGTCGCAAAAGAAATGGGCATGACTACCACGGATCTGGTGCAGAATGTGCAGGACGGAAAAATCGCGACAGAAGATTTCTTTGATGCTATCGCAAAAGTCGGCACAAATGACGCATTTACGAAGCTTGCTACAGAGTATAAGACTGTAGATCAGGCAATGGATGGTCTGACCGAAACAGTAAGCAATAAGCTGGCACCGTCATTTGATGTTTTATCCGGTCGAGCGATTAAATCTTTGGACGGGATAATTAATAAAATTGGAGATCTTGATGGAGATGCAATCGCAGGGAAATTAACTGGATTTCTCGATAAAGCAAGTGGGTACTGGAATGTTTTAAAAACAGAAGCATTGGAAGTGAAGACCGCTTTTGGAGATGCTTTTTCCGCAATTGGAGAAGATCTCGGAAAGATTACTGGTGCGTTTGGCTCCACGGAAAGTATCAGTTCTTTTGCTGGTGTAATGGACTCTGCGAGTGGGGCATTGCAAACCTTTGCCGGATTTTTGAAAGAACATTCTGAGATCATCGCGAAAGTGATATCAAAACTCCCACAGCTTTTTGTTGCATATAAAGGCTTTAAGATTGCAAAAAGTGTTGCTCCATTTGTAGGCGCATTCACCAGTGCGATTGCAGGTCTTGCTGGCGCAGGAATAAGTAAAATTGCCGGAAAATTATTCGGAATTTCCAAAGGACAGGATGCGGTTGGTAAAAGCAGTGCTTCAAGCTCCAAGAAAATGCTTGCGTCCGCTAAAGCATTCATGATGTTGGGCGCAGGAGTCGCTCTGATTAGTGGTGGATTTTTCTTGTTGGCGCAGGGTGCAAAAGTAGTGGCGGATTCCGGGCCATTGGCCGTTGCTGTTTTAGTCGGAATGGTAGGCGCTTTAATTGGGCTGAGTATGGGACTGATGAAAATGCTTTCCACAATGTCTGGCGGCACAAAGAAACTTACTGCTATGTCTACTGCAATGTTAGCGCTTGGAGGAAGTATTTTGCTGATAAGTGCTGCATTTTGGGTGCTGTCAGATGCGGCAATTAGAGTTTCAGAAGCAGGTCCTTTAGCAATAGGCGTTTTAGTTGGAATGGTAGCTGCAATCGCAGGTCTTTTGATCGTGGCAAAAATGGTAGCTCCGACTTTAACAGCCGGTGCAGTCGGTTTTGTAGCGTTTGGAGCAGCTGTTGTTTTGGCAGCGGCTGGAATTGCGGTATTGACCGTATCTGCAATTTCATTGGCAAATGCGGGACCGCTTGCTATTGGAGTCATGTTTGGCCTGATCGTAGCAATTGGTGGATTAATGGTCGTAGCGGCAGCAGTAGCACCCGTTTTAACCGCAGGAGCTGTTGGACTGATCGCATTTGGAGCGGCAGCAGTCCTTGTAGGAGCAGCTGTTCTGCTTGCGAGCGCAGGATTGGCTTTGGTTGCAAGTGTTCTGCCAATTGTCGCTGAGTATGGACTGCAGGCATCTGTGGCAATCGGAGCATTAGGTGCTGCAATGACTGTGTTTGGAGCTGGTACGATTGTGGCAGGAGTAGGATGCGCTGCTCTTGCAGTGGGATTACTGGCAGTAGGAGTGGCGGTGCTTGGTGTTACGGTTGGAGTGGCTGCGTTCGGAGTTGCAATCGCAGCAGCGTGTGTTGGAGTGCTTGCAATGGCAGCAGCGTTATTGGCGGTAAATTCCAGCATGAAGTCAATTGCAAAGAATGCGAAAACAGCACAGAAATCTATCGAGAGTATGAAAGATTCTGTAAGCATTGTGAATGATGGGCTGGATGCTCTTGGAAATAAAGCGAAAAGTGCGGTGAAGTCCATTGTCAGCGCATTTGATTCCGGCGCAGGAAAAGCAAGAAGCTCCGGACAGAAGCTCGGAGATAGCGCAAAAGAGGGTGTTCAGAGTGGATTGCAGCCAACGCAGGCGATTGCAATCAGAACGGTATCTGCAGTATTATCATCCTTGGCTTCCGGGGCAAGTGGAGCCTATAGTAGCGGATACAACATAGGAATAGGTTTTGCGAATGGTATGTCGTCAACATTAGGATATATCAGATCAGTTGCAGCGCAAATGGCTGCGGCTGCAGATGCGGCAGTCAGGGCAAAAGCGAAAATTCACAGTCCTTCAAGAGTATTTGCCGGGCTGGGTGTCTATGTAGGAGAGGGATTTGCACTTGGAATTGAGTCGATGTCCAGAAAGGTTACAGAAGCTACGCAGAGCATTGTGGAGATTCCAACATTATCCACAGATATGAGAATGCGGTTTTCCGGTGCCGGAGATCCTGAACTTTCCGGTGATTATTCCTATAACCGGAATGCTACATACACAATTGTTGTGCCGGTTGAATATAACGGCAGAGAAGCAGCGCGTGTTACGGCAGAATTTACACAGAAAAAGCTGGAAAGCCGAGAGAGCATGAAGATGAGACTGAAAGGAGAAAGAAGCCATGTATGAGTTTGTGGATACAAATCAGGCGGGGAGTAAAAACTCCCTGCCAAGTGAGGCCCTGCAGATTGATGGAGAATACATCGAAAATCTAATTGATGGGTACAGAACTCTGTACGTGACCGGTCGTGAGCTTTTGGGATCGGAAATTTCGGAGAGAGAAATTGATCTTGTGGATGGGTCCGAGTATACGGGAAAGCGAGATACAACCAGAAGTATTACAGTTGGATACCAGTTGCTTTGCACATCTCCTAGAGAGTTTCAGGAAAAATTCAACAAACTCTCTGGAATCTTAAATAAGGAACAGGCAAAGCTGATTTTTGCAGATGAACCGGATAAATATTTTATCGGGACGAAATCAAGTGTAGGAGATGTGGAGCCAGGCAGATTGAACGTAAAAAGCGAATTTACTTTTTATTGTTGTGATCCACGGAAATATTCAGCAGCGGAAAAATCGTTTACTGCCCATCAGGAAAGCGGATATCAGACGCTTACTATTGTAAATGGTGGTACAGAATCCGTTCCGGTAAGCTACGATATCACTCACAACCATGAAAATGGATTTATTGGGATTGCCAGTAAATACGGTGCAATACAACTCGGCAAGATCGAAGAAGCAGACGGCGAAGACTATAAGGCGTCAGAGATACTGTCAGAGGGGTATAGCCTGTTTCAAGACGATCACGGCACCTCTTATCAGAATCCAGAAAATACCACACAGGGAACGCTGGAAGTGCGGGACGTTGCTGGATACAATGTGATGGCATTAAAAGGTGGACAAG